CTTCTTTAGGAGTGTCAAGTGGTAAATGGTACGCAGAATTTAAAAGAACAGATGCTACAACAATACATCTTTTTGGTATAGTAGCTGATAATTTTGTATCTGATGGCAGAACTGTTACAGATACTAGTGGAAATCATGATTATGGTAGAGGTCATACAGGAACATTATTTTTAGTTTCTACTAATTCTACACAAGATATTTATTTAGATGGATCAGACACTAATACAAATGTTGATTTTACTACAACAACAAATGATATAATAATGATTGCTTTTGATGCAGATAGTAAAAAAATTTGGTTTGGTAAAAACGGAACTTGGTCAAGTTCTGGTGATCCCGCGAATGGCAATAATCCAAGTGATACTTATGATGGAACAGGTACGGAACCTTTTTTCTTTTCTGTTGGCACAGAGGGAACACAAGCTATACAGGGTAATTTCGGCAACCCACCCTTTGCAATATCATCTGGCAACACAGACGGCAAGTATGGTAACTTTGAATATGCACCACCATCTGGATACTATGCACTATGTACTAAAAGATTAGCGGAGTTTGGATAATGGCTTATACAACAAAAGATGACCCTTCAGAATATTTTCAGACTGCAACTTATTCTGGTAATTCAAGCACACTAGCAGTTGTTAATGATGGGAACTCTAACCTACAACCAGATTGGGTTTGGGTAAAAAGGAGAAATTCATCTTCTACTCATGCCTTAGTAGACAGTTCAAGAGGTAGAGCAAAAAGTTTAGGTAGTGAAGCAACTGATGCTGAATTTAACACTTCAGATACTTCTAAAGACCTTATTTCTTTTGATACTGATGGTTTTACAGTAGGTCAACCAAACCAAAGAAACATGAATGGTAATGGAGATTCTTTTGTAGCATGGCAATGGAAAGCTAATGGTGGAACTACATCATCTAATAGTGATGGAGATATAACTGCAACAGTTCAAGCCAACACTACAGCAGGATTTAGTATTGTGACTTACACAGGTAATGGAAATGCTTCTGCACAAACAGTAGGTCATGGGTTAGGTGCTGAGTGTAGAGTTGTTATTGCAAAAAGTAGGTCAATAGGTGATGAAAGTTGGAGAGTTTTTCATGAAAGTGTATCACAATCTGGTGGGGGTAATTTATTTTTAAATGGTACAAGTGCATTAGATACTAGTGACCCTGCTAGAATAACATCAACAAATACAACTACTTTTACTTTAGATGGGTATCATAGCACATATGATGCATTAAATGAAAATAGTGCAACTTATCTAGCTTACTGTTTTGCAGAAATAAAAGGTTACTCAAAGTTTGGTTCTTATACAGGTAATGGTAATGCAGATGGAGCATTCGTTTATACAGGATTTGCACCAAAATTCTTTATGTTAAAATGTACAAGTAATGGTGGTGCTTGGCATATATTTGACAACGAAAGAGATACAATAAATCCAAATGATGCAAGATTATTAGCTAATACAAGTGATGCAGAAAGCACAAGTGCAGGAGTTACTTCAGATATGTTATCAAATGGTTTTAAATTAAGAAATTCAGATGGTGCTTTAAATGGTAGTGGTAGAACCTTTATATACATGGCATTTGCAGAACATCCATTTGTAAGTAGTAAAGGAGTGCCGACTACTGCGAGATGAAAAATGATTGGCATATTTACACTATTACAGCTTTACTCATATCTTTCTTAATATTTATTCCTAAGTCATATTCAGCAGACACAAATACAGTATCTAGTGGAACTGTAACTATTGACAAAACCCCACCTTCAGCAATATCACCAAGTGTCAATGCACAATCAGATTTATGTGTAGTACCTGTTAGTGGTGCAGTTCAATCTACTGTTATTGGAATTAGTGCAGGGAGTGTCTATGACTCAGAGTTCTGCCAAAATATTAGACTTAGTAAAGCATTAGCGGCTCTTGGCTTAAAAGTAGCTTCTGTTTCTATCTTGGCACAAAATGATGCTAGAGTTTTTGATGCTCTTTGGTTAGCAGGAACTTACCCCCCTATTTTTGATAGTGATGGAAAGTCTGTAATTGGCATAGATGCTAGAGATGAATGGCTCAAAGAAGAAAACCAACATTTAATACCAGAGGACTCTAAAATATTTCCTAAAAATGCAGTCAAGCAAGTAAATAAAACCAAAGAAGGAGAATGGGATGCTATCAAAGATTTTGGTCTTATTGCTCTTAGTATGCTTCTCATACTCTAAAGCTGAAGATCTAACCACAGGTAATATTCTAGATCCTGCTGATGAATGGACTCTAGAAGATAAAGCATCAACCACACAATGTAGTTATTCTGGAACTTTAGAAGATGGTGAAGTTTGCACAGGTAGTTCTAGTATTGGTGGTGGATATAATGAAAATGATGGTGGAAAGATTGTTAGCGATCAATACTCATTAATAAATCAAGGTTTATCTATTGATGAAATACAACAAGGATTTGACTATACATATGGCTCAACAATAGAGAGTCATGTATCTAATACTAATGTTTTATCTTGTGTTGATACCAATGGAGATTGCAAAGATTATTTTTCTATTACATTAAATCTATCAGATCAAAACGGAACTATATTTAAAACCCATGAACACACAGTAGAAATGGATTATCAAGGTCAGCAAGTTTATGAATATTTAGCAACACTTGATCCTAATTTTTATGAAGATGTTTCTTTTCAAATGGATATTTGGTCAGTAGATGCAGGATATACGAATGGTTATTATGGTGGAATTATAAGTAATCCTTTTCTTTCCGTTCAATATCAAACTGTTGAAATGATAACTGATATAATTACAGATATTGTTAATGACATTGTTTTTGATGAAATAGAATTTGAAGAAGTATCTTTTGAAGTAGTGATAGAAGATTTTTTCCAAGATGATTTAACATTTGAATTTGATTTTGCACCTGTTGAACAAGCACCTATAGAGATAGAAATGGTTGAAGTAGAAGAAATACAATTAGAAATACAAGCAGAATTTGAAGAACAATTACTTGATGAAATGCCAGAAATGGAAGATATACCAGAGCCAGAAGTTATAGAAGAAATAATAGAAGAAACCCCAGAAGAAATCACAGAAGAAATATCTGAAGAAGTGCAAGAGGAAGTACAAGAAGAAATAGTAGAAGAAGTTGTAGAAGAAGCACCAGAAGAAATAGAAGAAGAACAGGAAGAAATTACACCTGCTGAAATAAAACAAAAGATTGCTAATAAATTGATGGCTAGTCAAAAAGATAAAATGAGTACAGAAGCACAAACTACAACTCTAGCTTTAATGGTAATACTAGCTGATACTAGTTTTGATAGTTATTTACAAAAACAAATAATTGATGGTGCCTTTTATAAAGATGTTGGTCTACAAGATCAAAATGTGATAATAGATTATCAAGCAGGTATATTAGGGTATATGGATTACGGAATGATAAATGAAATGGTAGATAGTCAATGGAAGTAGCTTATAAGGGAATTTCTATGAAAGGTGGGAAAATCTTCATTATATTGTCTTTATTAGGTACTTTAGGTGGTGCGGCTTGGACAGGTTTTACTTTTTATCAAGATTATCTTGACATGAAGGCAAAAATACAATCCTACACAGCACCAGATTTATCTGCTTATGATGAACAAATTGCAGTACTAAAATCAGAAGTTTCAATGATATTAGAAGAAGTTAGTTTAGTTAATGATGTAGCCACTTCATTAAAGAATGATTTAAGAGATGATATTAAAACAATGAAATCAGATATTAGATTACAAGATAGAATTATCAAAGATGTGGAAACATCAGTCAAAGAGATGGATAGACAATTACATCAAGATCTAAAACAATTAGAAGAAGAATTAGATACTAATATTAAAAAAGCATTATCAAATCCATTGGCAGGTACTAAATAATGGCTACTCCAGAAGAATTAAAACAAAACTTAAAAAAGGCAAAACAAGAACTTAGAGAAGCAAGAGAAGAATTAAAAGAAGCAAAGATTAGAGAGAAACTTTATTTAGAAAGATTAGAGAATTGGGCAGAAAAAAACCAACAACTCAATTCTAAAATTTCCAACATGACTATTGATGAAGTAACATTAATGCAAAAAGCAAAAGCAGAATATGTAGACAAATATCTGAAAGATAAAGAAATCACAGAAGCATTTGACAAACAGGCACAAGTAAAGTTAGATGGAATATAAATATTAAATCAAAATGAATTTAGATATAAAAACAATTTTACCCTATATTGTCATTCTAGTGAGTATTGGAATGACTTGGGGAATGTGGTCGGCTAGACTAGAAGCTGTAGAAAGAAAAGCAGAAACAGTTAATGCAATACAACAAGATATAGCAGTAATTAAAGAAAAAATTATCTGGATAGAAAAGTATTTGAATGGTGATTAATCTTGAAAATGTTCATCATAATATGGTTGTGTATTCAAGATCCATCCATACCTTTAGATAAAACCTGTATTACAGATATTTTATACAAACAATCCTACGACACTAGAGAAGAATGCCGACAGGCATCAGTAGAAATTGCAAATAAATATATGGAATATCCTAATCTATATATAACGACCTTCTGCACCACAAAGGAATTTTCTGAGATATGACAGTCTATAAAAAGATATTAGTAGTGAGTGATACTCATTTTCCTTATCATCATAAAGATACTTTCCCATTTCTTATCAAACTTAATAAAAATTATAACCCAGATTGTGTTGTTCATATTGGGGATGAAATGGATTGGCATAGTGTAAATGTTAGTCATGTCATAAATCCAGACTTACCTGCACCTGCTGATGAATTACTAGCAGGGAGAAGTTTATGTTCTCAGCTAGAAAAAATATTTCCTAGTATGTATCTATTAGAGAGTAATCATGGATCTATGATATTGCGAAGGGCTATGGCAAAGGGAATGTCAAAGTTCTTCATTAAAGATTATAACGAAATATTAGATGTATCTCATAGATGGAAGTGGGTAGAAAAACTCATACTAGAAACAGATAAGGGTAGAGTTGTATTTGCACATCAATTTACAAAAGATATTGCAAAAGCAGTTAAAGAAAGTTCTATGAGTTGCGTTCAAGGTCATTTTCATACAGTTTCAGAAATAAGGTATGTAGCTAATAATTTTCATTTAAATTGGGGAATGTCAGTAGGATGTATGATAGATAAAAAATCTTTAGCTATGGCATACATGAAGGTTAATCTAGCAAAACCCATACTTTCTTGCGGTGTTATAACTAATGGTATTCCCTACATTGTACCAATGGTCTTGAAGAAAGACGGATCATGGGATAAAAATATATACTTATGAGTGATTTTGACGATAAAATTAACCCTGCCTATTATATAGGATCAAAGATTCAAGTTATTGATATAATAGAAGAATTTAAATTAGGGTATCACGAAGCTAATATTTTAAAATATATTATTAGGCATAAGAGCAAAAACAAACTTGAAGATTTAAAAAAAGCACAATGGTATTTATCAAGATTGATAGAGAGGTATAACAATTAATGAATAAAGAGAGATTAATAAAGGATTTGATAAGATTTGAAGGAATTTCTTACACCAAATATTTTTGTTCAGCAGACAAAGAAACTATAAAAAATCAAAAAAAATATACAATAGGTGTAGGACAT